GGCTTTTTGCGCTGCACCCACAGTACCAAGATTTGTCTGTTTAACTACATTCCCTGCTTTGTCCATGGTAACTGCGGTTACATTCCCAGCATTATCTGTGAATGTCGAGGTAGAAGTTTGTGCCGCAGTTTGTTGTGCCGCATATTTAGTCTTAGCAATATCTTGTAACTGAGTTAATTGAGTCTGATAAGGAGCTATATCCGCTAGATACTTTTCTTGTAGAGAGGCCAACTTTCCAACTCTTGTAGCTTCCGAATAAAAAGGATTATCATTTATACCTAATTGAGCTGTTGCTAATGCAGTTTGCCTTTCGGTAATTGCTTTATTGGCCGCTTGGATTTCAGGAGTATTAAAGACATCTTCAACTGCGGATGTAGCACCTCCTGTAGCCCCACCTGTCGCACCAGGAGCCGCTGTACCACCTAGAACACCACTAGTAACTGGATTGGTAGGATTAGCTGTTTGTTGGGCAATATAAGCCTCGTTAGTTCCGGGTGCTAGTCCCTGTTGTGCGTTTGTGGCTGCAACCACAAGGGGATTAACGGCTTGACCTGCTCCAGGTTGATTAGATTGAGAATTTATAACTCCTGGGGCTGAAAAAGTCCCATTCCAATATTGTTGGCCATTGTACCAACCTCCCTGTTGGAAACCTCCTGCTGGTGCGACTGGTTGATTTGTTGGTGTTGTTCCTGGCATTAGATGTTTGCGAATTGACCAAAATAGGTCTTTTCTGCTTCCTTTCTAGTAAATACCGCTTTCTCTATGTCTTCAAATAACCCTAACGGAATACATTTACGGCTAACCATAATTTGCGCTACCCATTTATTTAATCTTTTATTCAAATAAACTCCTTTATAACCACTTGTATTGTTTTTTGATAAACGGGAATGAAAACTATTTTGTTGCTGAGAACAAATTCTCAAATTTCTTTTTCTATTATCAAGTGGATTGAAATTGATATGGTCAATCACTTCCCCTTTGGAAATGTTCATAACTAACCTATGCATTAAAAATGAGTATTTTCTGGTTTTTGTGGCAGCGTAACCTTTATTTGTAATGTACCAACTAAATTGATTAACTAATGCAAAATCTTCATTGTCTATTAGGGCGTATTTATTTTTTGGTAGATGTATTTTTATCATGTTAAAAGATGACTGTACTTGAATTAAAGTTGCCAATGACACTCTGACCCGATTGGGCACCGAATAAATCAAAAGTGCTAAAGAAAGGATGGTTTAATCTTTGACTCTTTTGTGCTTCATCCATGATTTTCTTCCATATAAGTTCCAAGAGTTGTACTGCTTCCTGTTTCTGAACCATTGCAAACGAACTATCAAGTCTTTCCATTGCCACACTTAGGGCCTTTTTAAGTATTGCTTCGTTTCCACTATCATTCCACAAAGAGAATATCGTTGTCGAGGATGGGGTAGAAATCTGTAAAGGCTGGATGTTGCACCATAGAATGCCATTATTTACCCCTGCCACTGTAGATTTGGGCCAAACATAGAATTGTCTGCCATATTCGGCAAAATAGTGTTTTTCGGTATCGGGAGGAACTGCACCCGTAATTACATTATCTGCATAGTCCATCAAGTCTTGATAGGCTTTCTTCTCATACTTTTTAGCGTCTATATAGAGTCGTGAGGCACTTCCTGTAAGAGCATCTGAAGGATAATCATAATAATCGTAGGTTAGACTTTGGGTGTTAGGAGTCGTGGAAAAGATCCTTGCTCTATAAAGTGGAGGCCAAAAATGAAGCGTACCAGCCCACATATTCGCATCCTGTACAAGTTGAGTAAGTCTAGTGGCAGGAAGCATTGTGCTGGCATTGGCCAACATGGCTCTTTGAGAGAGTTCAGTTTCTATGTCGAGGCGAGTAATTATTGTAGTATCCCCCTTTCTGATTTAAGTGTTGATATAAACCAAAGTAAAACTCCTATAAATAGACCCAAAGAAAAAATAATACCCAAATCCACTATCTTGCCTACTAATTCATAAAACACTATCGCTTTTATCATCTTACTTAATTATATACTTTACAAATTCAGGTCATTTTTGTAAATAAAGATCAGAAAGTCGAAAGTCCATACTTCTTCTGACATACCATCTATTTCGGCATAAAGGACAATACTTGAAGTAGTTATCTTGTAGTTACAACTATAAAGGACTGTTGCCCCCGATCCAGCGAAAGGACAATACTCATAACTACCAGTTGGGTTCAAAACAAATACTTCTACATAAGGATAATAACCCAGATTGTGTGAATAAGTGGCTGTTCCTGCAATATTTCCTGCCCCTGCATCAATCGTAATAGTTTTAGTTTGCTTATCAAAATACTTTAATGTTCCATAATCTGAATTAAATATAAAATTATGAGAATCTCCTTCCGTAAGTACATTTATTCCAGGTTTTGCAATCTTCATACCCAAAAAAGGTGGTAGGGGAGAGGGGGAGGGAGAAATAGAAGTTGACGGTGATAAACTAACACTCGGTGAAATACTGGGACTAACAGAAACACTTGGCGATAAACTTGCAGAAGGAGAAAGACTAAGACTACCAGAAGGACTTATAGATGCTGACGGGGAAGGTGATTGAGATGCTGACGGGGAAGGACTGAAACTACTAGATGGGCTAATACTTGCTGAGGGTGATATTGATCTACTTGCACTAGATGATGGACTTATAGAGATAGATGGACTGACAGATGGGGAAACTGAAGAACTGGGACTTGCTGAGGGAGCATTATATGTAATTGTTAAATATGAATTTGTACCATCGTTGTTGTCATATAAATAAACCTGATCATTTGTAGTAAATCTGGGTTCAAATCTAAATCCAATAGCATTTCCAGATGACCACCCTCCTCTTGCAAAAATTTCATTAGCTTCTGTTGTAACGTCAAAATCGTGGTAGTTTCCTTGTGATTCAAGGGTTGTCTGAACATCGTGATTAGCAGAGGTCACATCTCTACCTAATGGATCACTATCAAACGCCGCCGTATTATCTTCATCAAACCCATTTGTTATATAGTTGAAGTTTCCAGAACCACTACCCCTATCACCAATATAGGCATGTACAACAGCACTGGATACTGAAGTTCCTTGGGGGATATTTATACCTGTAAATCTTAATGCACCATAAGCCCTAACAGATGTTCTTCCTATGGCAAAGCCACCATTTCCCTTAGTAACACCTTCGTACTCTCTCCACATATTATTATTATCAGAATTGTAAAAATTTAGTGTGGCCATTTTAATTTATTTTTTCTAAAACAAAATATCTAATTGAAACATCCACAGTTGATCCTTTTGCATTATCAAAGTTGAAAATTATATTCGTATTGTCTGCGGATACATAATTAAATGTTATATCTCCGCTAAACCCAGCCTTTGCTCCATAGGTTTCTATGTCGACTCCATTAGGTAAGAATACCTGATTAACACCTGATCTTTTAGCGAAAGCAGTTACTAACGGAATAAAACTTTGACCATGTACTTGGGTAAAAGATTGATCGTTAGTTGAAGCTGATAGAGTAATTGTCTTTGTATCCTCCAAGATTATCTTAAAAGTATTGTAACTAGAATTAAAGATAAAATCATTAGGATCTGTTGATTTTGCACTCTTTCCTATTTTAGCAACTGCAACTATTGGTGTCATGTTATATTGTCGTAAAAAATATGGTAAGAAAAGTTTTTGGCAATACCAGTTGTGTTTGATAAAACCAAATTTGTACTATCAATAGAAAATGAATAACCTACTCCATCAATCGGTGTACTAAATAATTTTCTCCATACTCCACTTGAGGTTTCTGCAAAGACCAAGCAAAAAGGTACGTATCCCAACCCATGGGCAATATTAACCGTCCCGTTTACACTAACAGTTTCAGGGGGTTTCTCCTTAATCAAAACATAATCCACCAATTGATCTACATAAAGAGAGAAGTGGTTAGGGTTCGTATCTGTGTAGGCATTATAGTTATGTCCTGATAAGACAACCTTAAATACAGTAGCCATAGTTTATGCATTTCCAATAATAATCACAGGTATTCCGTTAGCATCGTAAAAAATTATACTTCTTGTAGTTCCGTCTATAACTACACTGTTATCCCCCACCACTACCTGTCCCGAAACAACCGTACCCGCTTGGATAGTTCCCGCAAATGTGGCATCTCCTGTTGTGCCATCAAGGGCAAATGTCTGATCTCCATTAACATTCTGAGCAGTTATACCGTTAGGAGATATGTCAACTTCACCTGAAACTCCATTCTCATACTTCCCTACTTTAATAGATCCCATCTGATCAAAAGTAAACGGCCCTTTGATAGCTTTGGCATGGGTGTCAAGCGATTCTCCTATTGTATGTACTGCAATTAACTGAATAGGGGGGGTTCTATCGGGAACTGTTTGTGGAAGTTCTGCATCTGAATTTGCAGTAGTAGAGTCGGCACTATTTCCCACAGGATCAGTCCAACTCCCATTTAATAAAGGGACTGGTTGATCAACAATGGTCGTTGGCACAAGTGCTGTTGTCATATTAAATGGTCAAAAATACGTTTACTTCGTGTAAATCAGGACTCGTATTTCCACTTGGGATACAAATGACCATCACTTCAAGAGTACGAGCTTTCTGCCCGATGGCCCAAACTGAGTTTTGTCCTCCTGCGGTTGTCCATTGAACATCACTACTTCCTACTAAATTGGATTGAATCCATCCGTCATTATTGGTACCACCCGTAAAAGACTTGTCAAACTTGTACCAGACTTCAACCTTACATCCTGCGGGAAGTTTTTGGCATTGCAAATCAATCTTCTGCCAATTAACCATTCTACCCAGAGGATTAGGATACCTACGTGTCCCGATAGGAGCATCTAAATCGAGAGATTGATACACTGCGGTGGCTTTATTTAATTTATCTACAATTTTTACTCCGTACTGACTACCAAGTTTGTAGGCAATCAAAATATCCGTCCCCACAACCTTGACTGAGGTAATCTCATCACAATCTAATTGGTATTCAAGATCTAAGACTAGGGGTGCGTTCTTATTTACCCTACCTACTGCGTAGACTCCATTAGCATAGTGTCCGTTCGTGTAATAAGTATTACCGTACATTCCCACCAAAGCCATACCATGATATGCGCAAATACCGTCAATATCGGACTGTCCCCCTCCCTTAATCTGTCTGAAAGGAGTGGGACTATTAAAGTCTGAAATGTAGAACTGCCCATCAGTCCCCATCTGGGCTAGAGATAATTCAGTATCAATCATACAGTTGAGATCACCAAATTTGATTAACTCTTTATCGTTCCAATGTAGTCCTATTCCATCCCAACTAAAGAAAGCGCTTTCATCTTTGCCGTCTACTCTGTTGCAACCGATAATCGCATATTTACCCCTCTCAAGAATGCAGGTAGCAGAATTTCCTGGGATAAGTTCAACCGAATTATTGGTATAGGAAAGATCATATCCCACGAATGCCATCTTGCTTCCATTACAGATTTGAAAGGTTCCGTTAGCCATTGTCATTGTGTGCCAAGGAGCAGAAGTTAAGTTAGTTTTGGGCCAAGAACCAGTAGAAGCCTGATTTACGTCTGTCCATGGTTCAGATTGTGTATAACCCGTTCCAACTAACTTTTTAATATTTAATCTGGTATCAGTTGCCCACAAAAGATAAGTCCAACCGTTTACGTCATACCACTCCCCCGCCCCAATGATGTGTCCTGATTCCTGAGTATCTGTATAAACCAAAGTGTAGGTTCCATCTGAGTGTCTGGAGAATATCTTGCCATCATAGCAAAAGAAGTAAGTATTCCCGTCTGAAGAAGGAATAACAAAATATGCAGGTGCAGTCATTGTACCTAACGCTAAATCGTCTTTTAATCCCTGTTGACAGGTAATCGAATCTTCTTGTTCACGAATCGAAAGTCCATAACCAAATTTATAACTTCCAGCAATACCTTTATCGTTGAAGTCGGATTGTCCTCCAAGAAATGTTTTAAGTTGGTAAGGTATAAGGGATTGTACCGCTAAGTTCTGCTGAGTCGCCATATTAGTTATTCTCCTTTTCTAATCTTGTTTTTCACCCATTGTTCTCTGGGTTTATGGTAATAAATTCCTGCTGGCATATTTTAATTATAGTCTTATTGACAAGGTGGCTCGTATTTATTGCTAAATCCTGTCCCCCTTGTTGTATATAGATTTGAATAAGAAGTTTCTTTTGCCGTATATTCATCGTTATATCCAGTTGAGAAACATATTTGAACTAAATCGACTGAAAGAGTTTCAGAAACAGGCGAAGGAGATGCACTTGGACTAATTGACTTTGAAGGACTGATTGAGGTCGAGGGACTAAATGAACCAGAGGAACTCAGACTTGGCGATACGCTAGTAGATGACGACTGACTTCCACTTGGACTAATTGATTGTGATGCTGACATATTTATTGGTTTTGACTGTACTGATATACTCTGATCGTTATTTCATTTATATCGTAGGTCTGCACAAAGTTAATATCTGACACTGCAGTATCATAATAATCACTTTGATTTGACATTATCCTTCCTATTAAATCAAAATCTGTATTTGCTACAGTAATATTATCTTCTGCAAGTGTATCCCAAATAGCTGTTCTGACATTCCAAGCCTGTAAGTAAACCGTGGAAGTTGTAGGAGAGAGAGAACTTTTAAGATTAACTTTTATCTTCATTGAATCATGGTTGTTGGTGTGTCTTATCTTATATTGATGAATTAAATAAACCGGGGACGTTCCAATCATATCCACATACACTCCGTCATCGGTTGAAACATCTGTAACTTCTTGATCTGTATAAATTGTCATCAAATCATCCTTGTTTATGGGAATAGAACTTGCACCCTCTCTTGTATATAAAGCCTGGGGAATACTTGGGCTTATAGAAGGGCTTACACTGGGTGAAACCGATGGAGATATGGAAGTTGACGGTGAGATAGACGGGGAAACCGAGGAACTAGGACTAATTGAAGCCGAGGGCGAGATACTGGGTGATACGCTAGCAGAAGGAGATATGCTGGGTGAGACAGATGTACTCGGAGATATGCTAGGTGAAACACTTGGACTTACAGACGGTGAAACACTGGGTGAAACGCTTGGGCTAACTGAAGCGGAAGGACTAATACTCGCCGAGGGCGATGGCGAAACACTGGGGGAAACAGAAGAACTTGGACTGATGCTCGGACTCACCGAGGTTGAGGGGCTAATTGAAG